GCATGAGCGTTAAAAACAAAGGTATCTCCACCCGTTAGAACAGGCAAAGTGACTGTCCTATCGGCTGCAAGGTTCCCAACAGCGAATACATACTGATGGTCAGTAGCAGAATCGTTAATTTGAGGAGTAGTCAAGGTAGGACTAGTTAAAGTTTTATTCACAAGAGTTTGAGCAACTGTATCTCCTGCAATAATATTCCAACTATCCCCATCCCATTGATATAAATCATCTGTGTTGGTTTCTAAAAAGGTAAGTCCCGCAACTAAATTGCTTGTGGATACCCCTGAACGGTCAGATGCCGTTCCTGTCCATCGGTTACCAGCATAATAAGTTATTGCCATTACCGTATTCTCCTCAAGTTAGAAATATCCATTTCATATGAATGCCCACAATAAAGTTCAACTATCGTCTTGCCCCTAGCAAAATCATAGGTGGGGTCTTTAGCTCCATCTGTACTTCCACATTCACAGACACACCCAGGAGAAGTTATCTCTACTTCAACTACATTTCCAGCTTTTTGTAGCTTAACTGCTAATGCATTATTAGCACTATTAATTTCTTTTAGATACAATCTACCTTCTTCAGCACTAGGGTCTGAAGGGGCTGAGATTTTATCAAAATCAATAAATGTTCTATTTACCCATTTACTAGTACCCCCATCATATTGAAAATGATTATTATCTGCAACACTGGCAATGGTTGTGTCTGTCATATTCGCAATATTGCCTTCACTGGCAATATAAGAAGAGATGGCTTTAGCAGACGCTAATGAATTATCACTACCTGATACAGAAGATAAGTCTATATCAATGATATCAGAATCAATATCACCATAATTAATTTTAGTAGTGGTTAAGCCTCTCATAAACTGAGTGGCTTTCATATTTTTACCTCTTAATGGCATATCTTACCTTCCCCACAAAATGCCACGTATCCTAACGTCTGTTCCAGTAGAACGGAGAATACTTATTTTTGTGCCTATATAAATATCACTGTCAAAATAACCCTCATCTTGAGGGATTAACATAGTAGAAGTAGTGGCATCATCATCAAATTCAATATATGCGTTTCCTAATTCCACTACAAAGGAAATTTTATTACATTCTTCCATATTACCAGCTAACAACAAGGCATTTTCAGCAGACCCAGAAGAAGTTGTATAGGTAAACGACTTATGTTTACTATAATTTTGCAGTAATTCAATTTCTTGTCGCCAAAGTGGTTTCGTAGCCATTAAATACTCTCCTTCTCCCTAAACTTTAATAAAGTAGGTGAGCTATTTCCTAAAAATTTAGTACGTAGATTCTCTTTAGCTATAGGAATAACAAATCCTTCAGTAGCTGCTATAGCTCCTACAGATGTATATCGAGGTTTAGATGCCTCTTTTCTGTAATCAGAATTAATCATATTAACATATGAGAGTTCTTTCATAAGGTCATCAATTGTATGTCCCATTTCAGCCACCGTTTTTGTTAATCCTTCATTTTCTTCAGAATCACCCTTAGATTGGGAAGTACTTTTACTAATCGAAACCTCACAATCACTAACCCATTGCCGTAATCTACTCTCAAGTTCCTCTAGTTGCTCTATTCTCAGCGTTGCTTCATGGGTTTCATTCTCCCAAAAAGCCGATGTATCTCTTAATTCATTAACTTCTTTCCTAAACTTAGTGTTTTCTGTACCAAACACGTTCAATTTTGATTCTAACGTACCAAAGGAGTCCTTAATTGAAGTCAATTCCTGTTCCGCAGACACTGAATGACTCACAGATTCCTCTGTTTGGGTTGTTAACTGTTTATTTTCATTTTGTAAACCTTCTACTTGACTTCGTAAAACTACTAAATCAGAGCTTTGTTGATGGGCTACTTTCTGCATTTTATCTAATTCATTAGATTTATCTGAAAATGACCCCTTCAACCCTTTAACTGTTTCCTCAAACTCAGGAATCAGGCTCAATTTTTCCTGCGCCTGTGTTAAGTCCAAATTTAAGATACTAACCCGTTCTTCAGCCTTGCTTAACAATACATTAGAGTCCACATGAGACTCCTGTAATTTTGAAGTAGTACGTTTCAACTCTTCAAAAGAACCTTCTAATACTGCATACTGTTCTAATTGTTGTTCTAATCCGTCTATCTGCTGCAAATACTTCTGGTCTTTGGATTCATTTTCTAGGGTAAATACTCTTCGTTGAGGTTTTACTGTTTCTGTTCTCTGTAAAAAATTATTCAGTTTCATCTAAATCAAACACCCTTCGTATGGCATATGGATTACCAGAAAATTCATTCGATAGTATGGAATTAATCACCCATTCTTTCGGGGCTTCATTCACAGATACAAATGTCATGCCACCCAACTCGTCTGAAATACTCAAGTCTCCCAACATTAAATTTTCTAAATCAGAGGAACACCTTGGATTTACATCCTCTAATACCAATTCCTGGGTAATGTCCCTATATACAAACGAACCTACATATAAATCTTTATCTAACGGTTCCCGGCTTTGCACTATTTCGGCTATGTGTCTTTTTTCTGTCTTTTTCGTGGGCATCTTCTTTACTCCTTTGCTTTTTTTGTTCTGGATGTTCAAATCCAGGCTTTAGTCTCTCACCATGAGTAACACCCTTTCTTCCTGCTTCTGTCTCACGGACTTTCCCTTTGCCATGACCACCAACACTTCGTTCCATTGTACCTGTACCTGAAGCTCTATCCAATCGAGCTTTACCACCCTGACTCGTTTTTACTTCAGTTTGGTTCTCTGGTTTTGTCCACCGATGGGTAAAAGCATTATAAGTTTCCCCAGGTCTAGGGGGAGCAGATAATCTTGACCCACCACCAGATGTTTTAATGTAAGAAGCAGCTTTCTGAACATCTATATCTACACCATTAGGTACAGAACCCCTACGGATGTAAGTATCATTAGCGTCAGAATAAAAAGTCTGTAAATCATCCATACTGTCAGTTTCTTTTTTAATCCCACGCCTCATTTGACGTTGTATTTGACGTTCATACTCCCTCTGTTGTGCGGGAGAAGGTTGGCCTTGGCCTTGAATAATCTCTTGAATTTCTCCACCAAGCCACCATCCAGCTAAAGCTGCCATTGCAGGAGACAGTTTCTTTTGAATGTCTATAGACTTCAGCATCTTGTTCCATTTATTCTGTTCAATACCAGCAACAATACGTCCCATCATAGACCGTTTTTCATCTTCATCAGCATTAGGGTCAATTTGGTCACCCCACATAGCTTTCCACCAATCTCCTCTAGCCGTTCCATCAACAATAGCACGGGCAATAGCCCAAGGATTTTTAGCCGTTTGAGCCTTCTCTAATTGATAGTTTTCTTTATAAAAATTTTGTAAATCTTTATATGAATTCATATTATCACTCTTTTTTTTAGGTTTGCTTACTTCTCTAGGTTTGTTTAGCTCTCCCGCTGTTGGGCTTTTGACACCTTCTTGCAGTGCGCCCATTTCAATTTTTTGCAAACCCTTAGACTTATTAGTTAATTTCCAATGCCCAGCTTTAATTTTCTCTACATTAAACTGGTCTTTTAATTTGCTTTCTAACTGGTCAGAAGTCTGAATATCTTTATGTTTTCTAGGTTCTTGGGGAAAGTTAGCTATGATATGACCCCCCTCTTTAAGCACTTTCCCCATTTCTTTTAAAGTATCTGTTAAATCTTTATCAGTCTCCTGAACATTTAACACATTACTTGCCATAACTACATCATATTTATTGTCTAAAGCATCCTCTGTATGATGTTCAGATACTCTACTTTCTGGCAAATCATGTGCTGTTACGTTTTTAAATCCTGCGTCCTTTAACCGTTTAGTCTGTGTGGCCTGTGGCCCAGCCCCATAATCTAGAATTGCATCATCTTTCTTAGCATTTTCTAAAACATGGGTTCCAACTGTGGTCTTCTCCCAAGCTCTTGCTGTTCTAGCTCTAGGGTCACGAACCCAATATTTTGTGCCCCGTTCATCTTCAAGTTCTACTTTACCTTTAGGTGGAGGAGTTGTACTAGAATAGACTGCTCCTTTAGGTAATGTTACTTTCTTTTGAAGAATTTCTGTAAATACATCTATGGATTTTTTATATCCCGAAGCATATGCTGCTTGGGCTACATCTTCAGCTTTTTCACGGCTAGAGAACGGCCCTTGGGAACCCCAGTACCACTTGTCTCCTTTTTTTTGTATTGGCATTTTCTACCTATAATTATTATACTCGTTTACTTATATTTTACGAGCAATTGATTCAAGGCTGATTCTTCTTCTACTTCTTCTTTCATCAGATTTTTAAGCGCATCCATTGCCCCGCCCTTGATTGCATCCACGGCTGACCCCATCATCCCTTTAGATTCAGGTTGTTGAGTTATATGATTACCAGCAGTAGCAAGTCCTGAATTAGCCAATGTCCCCCCTTCCCCTAAAGCTCCTGGCATATGGACTGCTCCATTGGCTCCTACCTTGGTATCTTTCAAAGCATGTCCTAAAGAAGCTCCTGTAGTATGTTGATGAGAAGAAGACCCTTGAGGTTTAGCAGAAGGCGCACCAACTTTATGTACTCCTGCCTGACTAACCACGAAATGGTTATCACTAGGAGTTGCACCATCCTCATTCATAGCAAATGGTTTAGGGGTTGCACCTTCCGCAGTTCCATGAGCAGAACTACCATGAATCATAGTTGCATCTTTAGCCCCATGTACTCCTTGGATAGCCTTCATGTTTTCTCTCATAATCCAGCTTCGGGTTTCTTCATGCCAAATGTATCCCTCTGCCATCTTTCTACGAGCTACCTCAGGGTCTGGTGGGCCAGTTTTAGGTACATCATCTTCAGAAGGTTCTTCAGGTTTAGGTAAGTCATCTAGGGCTTTTTTGGCTTTATGCCTTTCCCCATCAGATTTAACCCTATCGGCTAAATTATCTTTTTTGACCTCTTCTATCAGACTTATACTATTATTTATCTTCTCTTTTTTCCCCTCTGCATCTGTATCATCATCATCTACTTCATCTAGTTTCTTTTTCTGTTCCTCTAAATCTTCAATTAATTTTATGCCTTTTTTGTGGAGGTCATTATAGTGAGCTTTATGCTTGTTATAGGTCTTTTCAGCTTCTACATATTCTTTGTCATGGGAAGTATGTGTTCCATGCTCTTCACCAGTTACTGTATGGAACTTCTCAGCACTTGGCCCTTCACCGTGGTCATGTTCCTTTAAACTAGCTTGTCCATATTTATCCTTAGTGTGATGCAAGTCCTTATTAGGATTACCCTTTTTATCAAAGGTAGTAAACTTCCCAGGTTCCCCTGCCCTGAATGCTTTCTCCCTATTCTTAGCATGTTCAGGGTCATCACTTTCTATATGATTCTTATAATTCTCTGCTATTTCTTCTTCTTTAACATCTGATTTCATAGCATCTTGGAGATGTTCTTCAGAACCATACTCATCTCCATGTTCATCCTTTTCATCTAGGAGTTCATCCATGTCAACTCCCATAGACTCAAACTTATGAAATGCATCTGTATGTTCTTTAGTTGCTTTGGCAGACATAGCATCACCATGTTCATGTTGATGAACCATATTATCCCTTGCCATCTGCTTGGCACTCTGGCCCTCTTGAATCTTCTTCTCAATCTCACTAGATTTATGAGGAACAGTATCAGCCTCTTTTTGTTTAGCCTTTTCGTCTTCTTTTTGTTCCTTCTCTTCAGCTTTAGCTTTGTCTGCTTCTTCTTTTTCCGCAGCCTTTTTGTCATCCTGTCGGCCTTGAAACTTCTGTTTAGCTTTATCAGCTTTAGTCTTGATATTCTTCTTTACTAAATTCCCGATAACATGGGTTTCATGTAAGGCATCTATCTTTTCTGGCTTCTGTTTATCTAGATATGCTTTGTAAGTTTTAGCATCATCTGAATCTTTAAGGTCATCATTAAAAATTTCCTGCATAATATCTGCCTTCTGCTTTTCAGAGGCCACATCATCCATGAACATGTCAGAAGGAACCTTATCTAATTCTTCTTCAACTTTTGATGGTTCTTCACCTTCAGGCTTGGCAGGAGGTTTACCACCGAAATGCTCACTAGCAGCCTTATCATCTAATTCGTCAGATACTAAACTATCAAGTTGAGCCGAAGTTACGTTTGAGTGTGGGTGTGCAAGTGCGACTTCCTTTACTTTCTTTAACTTCTGATTTGCTTGACCAACATCATCAGGGTCACCGATTTGAACCGCCTCATTGAATTCCTGTGCAACGTCTTTAACGTCTTGTACTGTTGCATGAACGCCTTCATCATCGTCCTCAACATCATATTCCTCTTCTTCATCCTCATCATAAGCCTTAGGGGGAACCCAATCTTCTTCTTCCTCAACCTCATCATCATCAGATGGTAGCTCATATCCTCCTACATGCTTGTCATAAGCATCATTAGTTAAATTAACCTCTAAAGCTTCTTGAAATTCACCTTCATCTATACCATGCACAGTCACAGAATCTTCTAAATCATTCATCATATCAGATGCTGCCTTAATAGCATCCTCATCCCCTGACGCTACAGCAATATTTATATTATGGGCAGCGTCCTGAATAGATTCATGTGCATCCATTGCATTATCAGGTTCCATGTTAACTTCTTTAGTGTCTGCTAAATCAGTAGAGATTGCACCAGAACCAGTGAAGTGTTTCTTATCAACCCCCGCTTCTTCAGCTATTCCTTGGGCCTGTTCTGCGGTCATAGCCCCTGAGTCTACAGCATCTTTAATACCATTATGCATAGCATCTAAAGCATCTTGATGGTGTTGTTCTATACCTTTTTGGGGATATTTAGATGCTGCTAACTTACCAACGCCAGTTGCATGGTCTGCTAAGAATTTAATATTATCGTGATGGTCACTTCCAACTTTATCTGAAAGCGTTTCACTGTTTGCTTTTGCATATGCATGACCAGGAGAATCTTCTATATCGCCAGTAGGATTATATCCACTATGTTCTAGATGTTCATGTAACATCTGAATTTCTGGTTTAAGTTGCTGTTTTTGTTCATTGGAGTATCCACTCAAT